ATTACAGGCTCAAACACATTTAACGACATTACAAACACAGTTCAGCCAGCATCAATCCTATTTACCGCTGGAACAACCAACACATTCAGCAATTTCAGTTTGTCGGGTACATCAGGAAACCTGATAACCATTGGCTCGGTGACTGCCTCAAGCCATACGCTATCTAAGGCAAGCGGTACTGTAAGTTCAGACTTCTTGTCTATCAGTAGGTCTACAGCTACTGGTGGGGCAGGATGGTACGCAGGGGCTAACTCCACAGATGGTGGCAATAATGCAGGGTGGATATTTACAGCACCTCCTGCGCCTAGTGCTGGGAACGGCAATTTTTTAATGTTCTTTTGAGGAAACAATGAATCCTGAACTACAAAAGTATTACGAAAATAGATTCGAAATGATGGGAATGGAAGGTTGGAAGGATTTGTGCATAGATATTGACATTATGATAGAGTCGCTCAATAATCTAAGCGTTATTCCTGATGAAAAGACCTTGATGTTCAAAAAAGGTGAACTTAGCATCTTGACTTGGCTGAAAACCTTGAAAGAGGTCAGCGAAAGAGCGTATGAGGAATTGAATGAAAAGAATGTTTGATTTTGCCTGTGCAAACGGGCATAAAACCGAAAGACTTGTTGATTATGAGACAACAGGTTTTAAGTGTGAGTGCGGAGAAACAGCCAACCGCACTTTGTCTGCTCCAAACTTCAAGTTAGAAGGGTGGTCTGGTTCTTTCCCATCAGAGCATGGAAGGTTCGAGAAAAAACACCTAGATCAACTGAAGTGGGAGCAAAAGCACAACTCACAAGCGTAAGCCGAGTTGAATGTCCTAGAACCGATGAACGGCAGGAAAAGGAAGAAATATGTTGATTGACAATGATGATGAGACGTTAAGTGAGTTAGACGCAGTTGAGCAAAAGAAGCAACTACCTGAAGTAGCACCCTTATCCGAGATGCCTGAGAAATACAGGCAGAAATCTCTGGAAGAAGTGGTCAAAATGCACCAAGAAGCTGAGAAGTTGATTGGAAAGCAAGCGCAGGAAGTTGGGGAAGTGCGAAAGCTGGCAGATGAACTTATCAAGCAAAACCTCTCCTCTAAGCAACAACCTATTGAAAAAGAGCCAGAAGTAGATTTTTTCGAGAATCCACAAGAGGCAGTTCGTAGGACTGTTGATAACCATCCTGATGTACTTGCGGCTCGCCAAGCGGGTCAAGATTTCAAAAAGATGCAGATTCAGCAAAAGCTGGCGCAAGAGCATCCTGATTTTGGTCAGATTGCTCAAGATACAGACTTTGTGAATTGGGTGAAATCTTCACCTATTCGCCTTGGTTTGTATGCAAAAGCTGATGGTGAGTTTGATTACGACAGTGCAAATGAATTGTTAAGTACCTATAAGCAGTTGCGAGGAATTAAGGCAAAACAGACTAATGAAGCAGGGGAAACTCAGCGCAAGTCAAACCTTAAGGCGGCAAGTGTCGATGTAGGTGGAAGTGGAGAATCTGGAAAAAGAGTCTATCGCAGGGCTGATCTAATTCGGCTGAAGATGACTGACCCAGATCGTTATGAAGCGTTAAGCGGAGAAATCATGCAAGCGTATCAAGACGGCAGGGTCAAATAATTTAACTTATCGTTTTTTGGAGATTTAACATGGCAACAGCATTTTCCCCCACAAACTCAGTTACGGTAACAACCGCTGAAAAATTCATCCCAGAAATTTGGTCGGATGAAATTGTAGCCGCCTACAAGAAAAACTTGGTTCTTGCGAACCTCATTATGAAGATGAACTTTAAGGGCAAGAAGGGTGATGTAATTCACATTCCCGCACCTACCCGTGGTTCTGCTTCTGCTAAAGCCGCTGAAACAGCAGTCACTTTGATTGCCGCTACAGAGTCTGAAGTGCAAGTTTCTATCAACAAGCATTACGAATACAGCCGTTTGATTGAGGATATTGTTGAAGCCCAAGCCTTGAACAGCTTGCGTAACTTCTATACCTCTGACGCTGGTTACGCTTTGGCTAAACAAGTCGATACTGACTTGGTTCAGTTGGGTCGTTCAACCAATGGCGGTGCTGGTACAAATGCTTATGCAACTGGTGCTTTTATCGGTGGTGATGGTACTACTGCTTATGTTGCCGCAAACAACAATGAGTCAGCATTGACCGATGCCGCTATTCGCCGCACCATTCAGCGTCTTGATGACACTGATACCCCAATGGATCAGCGTTTCTTTCTGATTCCTCCCTCAAGCCGCAACACTTTGATGGGTTTGGCTCGTTACACTGAACAAGCCTTTGTTGGTGGTACAAACAGTACTATCCGCACTGGTGAAATCGGTAACTTGTATGGTATCCCTGTGTTTGTTTCAAGCAATTGCGACACAGCATCAGGCACTAACAATGCACGAGTTTGCTTGATGGGTCATAAAGACTCACTGGTTTTGGTTGAACAAATGGCTATTCGCTCACAAGTTCAGTACCAACAGCCCTACCTTGCAACTCTGTATACAGCGGATACGTTGTATGGAGTGCAGATTCTGCGTTCAGCGGCAAGCACTGGTGCGGCTAAGTCTGCATCAATGTTCGCTTTGTTGGTTCCTGCCTAATTGCAGTTGCGCCCCCTGCCCTAGTGGTGGGGGGACTTTTTTAACCTAATTAGGAGAAATCAAAATGGCAACAGCAACGGCAGTTGTAACACGCAGAGGTAATGACAGTTTTCGGGGTTTGTTCTCCGATACTTGGTCAGTTCGTTGCACCCTTGACGCTGGCAACCTAGTCGATGGTGCTGGCGAAACAGATGATGTAACAGTAGCTGGTGTCGCTTTAGGTGACATGGTGATTGGCGCATCTTTGGGTGTAGATTTAGTTGGTTTTACTGTTACTGGTTATGTCAGTGCCGCAAACACAGTTAAATTCCGCATCCAAAATGAGTCAGGTTCTACAGCAGACTTGGCATCTTCAACATTGCGATTTGTTGTAGTTCGCATGGTGTAAAGAATGGGGGGCTAGTCCCCCCTTTCTCATTTAAGGGTTTTATGGCTACTTTTCGTTGTCTTCAATCAGGTAATACTGTTACTTTTACATATCAGCATGATATTGACTCTATGAAGGGTCATCAGGGGTATGTAAGGATTGATGAAGAAGAAGTAACCATAGAATCACTTGATTCTGAACGTACAGATACCGCATTTGCGCCTGTAATTCCATCAATCAAACGTATGGGTAGACCTCGAAAGGTTGCAAATGTCTGAAATTGACGCAAGAGATTTTGGTAGATTAGAGGCTCAAGTAGAGGCTTTACATAGTCAGGTATCTCAATTGAGTACCGATGTCAAATCATTACTTGAACTTGCCAATAAAGGCAAAGGTGGTTTTTGGATGGGTATGACTATCGCTTCATTTATGGGCGGTGTGATTACTTTTGTTGCTGATCGACTCTGGAAATAAGGAGAATACTATGCCTTCAGTTGGAAAAAAGAAGTTTCCCTACACCGAAAAAGGGGAAAAAGAAGCAAACGAATACGGCAAGAAAAAGGGTATTCCTGTGACTGTAATGATTGCAGTTGGTAAACCCAAAAGGGGTATGCCTATGCGTGGTGGTAGGACTGCTACCAACATGATGAAGAAATCCTCAAGAGGTAAATAATGGCATCCTTAACCACTCCTGTCACCTTGTTGAGTGATGTTGGCACAACAGGTGCTTCTAAAGCAGTTCAGGCTGACGCTGGTCAACCAGCGTTCTTGCAAGTTGTTGGCATTACCGTTGCCACTGTTGCATTTCAAGGTAGCTTGGATGGAATTACCTTTGCCACCATTGGTACTGCTTTGACTGCTGATGGCATTGTTACTATTGCAAATGCACCTAAGTATTTGCGAGCAAACGTGACTGCTTACACAACAGGCACTATCACAGCCAAAGTGTTGTACTAAGGAGAAACCCTATGAAGATGACTAAATCACAGAAAAAGATTAAGAAAGTCATGGGGGAGTTCAAGGAAGGTACTTTGCATTCAGGCAAAGGCGGCAAGGTTGTAAAGAACCCTAAACAGGCAGTTGCCATTGCTTTGTCAGTTGCAGGAAAGGCAAAGAAGAAATGAAAACTGGACTTTACTCAAACATTAACGCAAAAAAGGCTCGTATAGCCGCAGGGTCTGGCGAGAAGATGCGTAAGGTAGGTAGCAAGGGTGCGCCTACTGCTGATGCGTTTAAACAGGCGGCAAAGACTGCAAAGAAGCCTAAAAAGGTGAAGTAGATGAAAACACCCACTTGGCAAACAAAAGCTGGTCAAAATCCAAAAGGCGGCTTGAATGCCAAGGGTAGATCGTCTTATAATGCGGAAACTGGGGGTAATCTGAAGCCGCCAGTAAAGTCGGGGGATAACCCTCGCAGAGCAAGTTTCTTGGCTCGCATGGGCAACAATGCTGGTGCAGAGTACAAGGATGGTGAACCAACAAGACTGCTTCTTTCGCTCAAGGCATGGGGTGCAACCTCAAAGGCTGACGCAAAGGCAAAAGCTAAAGCTATCTCCGCAAGGAATAAGGCAAAAGCGAAATGAGAGCATTATCAGTTGGAGTTAGTCCTGCGGCGGCAGTAGACACTACAGTCTATACCTGTCCTACTGGCTATTACTCAAAATTTACTGTAATGTATATACACAATACAGGTGGCTCTACCAAGCATATAACTGTTCAATGGTTTGACGCAAGTGCTAATACCACTCTTGATATATTGACTAATTACGATTTCAGTACAAAAGAATATTTGCAGTTTGATGGCAATGCTTACATTGTTTTGGAAGAAGGCGACAAAATTAAAATAACTACTCAATCTGCAAGTTCATTTAGTTTTATAGCAACATTTGAAGAAGAAGGGTTGAGTAGAGCATGACCTACCTTGAACTTGTAAACGATGTACTCGTAAGATTACGTGAGACAACAGTATCAACTGTTTCCGAAACCTCTTATTCTTCCTTAATGGGAAAATTTGTTAATGATGCAAAGCGTCAGATTGAAGATGCTTTTGCTTGGAATGTTTTGGGTCAAACCATTACAGTGACCACTGTAGCATCTACACCCGCTTACTCTCTGACAGGTGCTGGTCAGAAGTTTCAAGTAATGGATGTAATCAACACCACGAGCAATGTTGGACTTATAAACATCAGCTTTGTGGACATGAACCGCAAGTTGAACTTTACGCCATTGGTCAACTCAATACCTACAGAATTTGCCTTTGATGGTGTTGATGGTAGCTACAACACTAAGGTTAATCTTTATCCAATACCTGATGGTGTTTACACGATCAAATTTGCCTTGACAGTGCCACAGGCTACGTTGACCTCAGATGCAACTGTTGTATCTGTTGCTGATACTTTGGTGGCTCAAAATGCCTATGCTAGAGCATTGGTAGAGCGTGGTGAAGATGGTGGTCTTACTTCTTCTGATGCGTACTCGTTATACAAAACCATGTTGTCTGATTACATTGCTTTAGAAGGCACTCGCTATCCTGAGAATCAGGAGTTCGTTGCAGTATGAACCAATCTTTGCAAATTGCTAGTATTTCAGCCCCTGGCTTTTATGGGCTAAATACTCAAGATTCTCCGCTTGATTTGCAGAGTGGATTTGCTTTGATTGCTACAAACTGCATCATTGACCAGTATGGTCGTATTGGTTCACGTAAAGGTTGGACTGCATTAAATTCTTCTACAGGTAATTTGGGCGCTAATGATGTAACTGTTATACATGAGATGGTTGAGGCAGATGGGACATTGACTGTTTTATTGGCTGGCAACAACAAACTTTTTAAGTTGGGCGCAAGTAATGTACTTACTGAACTTACCTATGGTGGTGGTGGTAGCGCACCTACTATTACCGCAAGTAACTGGCAATGTGCAACGCTAAATAGCATAACCTACTTCTTTCAGTTGGGCTTTAATGCTTTGATCTATGACCCAACTGTCAGCACCACAACGTATCGCAGAGTTAGCGAAAAGACGGGTTATGTAGGTACAGTTCCTGATGCAAACATTTGCATTTCAGCGTTTGGTAGATTGTGGGCGGCAAACACAACAACAAACAATGCTACTGTTTTCTTTAGCGACTTGATTGCTGGTCATGTTTGGTCAACAGGTACGGCTGGTTCTTTGAATGTAGATCGTGTTTGGGCGAATGGCGCTGACCAGATTACAGGTCTTGCCGCACACAATAATTTCTTGTTTATCTTTGGTAAGCGTCAAATCCTTGTTTATCAAAATGCCACTACACCAGCATCAATGTCATTGAGTGACACAGTTGAAAACATTGGTTGCATTGCTAGAGACACTATTCAGAATACAAGTTCTGATGTGATCTTCCTATCCAATTCTGGCATTCGTTCTTTGATGAGAACAATCCAAGAAAAGTCTGCACCTGAAAGAGATTTGTCTAAAAATATCAGGAAAGACTTATCAACAAAAATTAGCAGTGAAGTTCTAGCAAACGTCAAATCAATTTACTCTGAAAAAGAAGCAATTTATTTGTTGTCGTTGCCTATTAATCAACAAGTATATTGTTTTGACACAAAGGTTTCTTTGCCTGATGGCGCTTTACGAGTCACAGTTTGGGACTCAATACTGCCAAAATCTTTTTGCTCAAGACGTAATGGTGACTTGTTAATTGGTAAAACAGGATATGTTGCTCAATATACAGGATACCAAGACAATGGTTCATCTTACAGATTTGCTTACTATACAAATCATAGCGACTTAGGTGATGTATCAAGAACATCTATCATTAAAAAAATAACTGCTGTTGTCATTGGTGGAAGCAATCAGTTTGTAACGATCAAGTGGGGATATGACTTCTTGACAAACTACTTGTCTCAGAATGTATTGATTCCTACCCAAGGTGTTTCTGAGTATGGAACAGCAGAATATGGTGCAAATGCGACTATAGTGGCTTACTACTCTGAAGGTGTTGCATTGCAAACATTGATTGCAAATGGTTCTGGTTCTGGGAAAATTGTTCAAACAGGGTATGAGACTGATATAAATGGTTTTCAGTTGTCTATTCAAAAGATTGAAATTCAATCAAAACATGGTCGTTTGAGTTAAAAGGAATAAAATGACAGCCTATACAAAATCAACTAACTTTGCAACAAAGGATACGCTCACCTCTGGCGACCCTTTAAAAATTGTCAAGGGTACTGAAATCAATACTGAGTTTGACAATATTGCAACTGCTGTCAATTCAAAGTCTGATACTGCATCGCCTACCTTTACGGGTACGGTAACAATTCCTACGTTGGCTGTTACTGGTGTAGCAACATTAACTGCTCAACCAATTCTTTCTAGCTTAACTGCCTCAAGTGCTGTAGCAACAGATGCGTCTAAAGGGCTTGTCAGCGTCACTAACACAGGCACAGGCAACAATGTGCTGGCGACTAGCCCGACCTTGGTAACGCCTGTTTTAGGTGCGGCATCTGCCACATCAATTACTGTTGACGCTGGCGCAGTAGGTACGCCATCAATTACCACTACAGGCGACACCAACACAGGTATCTTCTTCCCTGCCGCTGACACCATTGCTTTTGCTGAGGGCGGTGCGGAGATTGCAAGGTTTGATAGTGCTGGTAATTTATTAGTAGGCACTACAACTCAAGCCACAGGTGCATTACTTACTGTTAACGGGTCAATTAAAGGCACTATTACCTCTGGCACTGCTGTTGCCTCTACAAGCGGTACAAGCATTGACTTCACCGGCATTCCGTCTTGGGTCAAGCGCGTTACTGTGATGTTCAACGGTGTAAGTACAAGTGGAACAAGTATTGTGCAGCTTCAGCTAGGCGATGCTGGTGGCATTGAAACCTCCGGGTATACAGGTATGTCTGCCAGATTTGCTGCGGCACAAAACGTTTACACAGTAGCGTACACAGCAGGAATTTTGACTCATACCGGCATGCAGGCGGCTGTTTCTTATGTTGCACAAATTGTATTCACACTTGTCGGAAGTAACGCATGGGTTGCGTCTGGTGCAATTACTTCAGCAACCACAAACGACAACGTACAGATATGCGGTTCTAAAACCTTATCAGATACGCTTACTCAACTTCGCATCACCACAGTAAACGGCACAGATACATTTGACGCTGGCTCAATCAACATTCTTTATGAAGGCTAAATCATGACACACAGAACAGTAGTTAATTGCGAAACAGGCCAAGTCACTCAAGTTGACCTGACCGCTGAAGAAATTGCTGAAGCACAATCAGCAACAGTTGCATGGAATGCTGAACAATCTTTAATACAAGTACAGCCAACAATGCAAGATTTAATTATTCAGCAACAAGCCCTCATCACAACCCTGACAGCACGAATCACAGCGTTGGAAGCTAAATGACACACAACGGCACTATTTAAGGGGTAAACATGAAAGCAACAGAAATCATACTAGCAGATGCACAAAAAAGAGGTGTAGATGGGAACAAGGCATTAGGCTTGATAAGCAATGCTGTCAAACAGAAAAAAGCTGTTTTGATGCAAGAGGGTAACTCTGTCTTGTTGCTTACAAAGATTGATGATAATGCCGCAGAAGTTCATTTGTTTACACAAGATGGCGTGATGACGCTTGCTAGATCATTAAGTGCTTTCATACAAAGAACAACTGATCTTGGCATTAAAACTGTTTATGGTAAAGCTGACAATCCTCAAATTGTTGAGCTGCTTAAAAAAGTTGGTTTAAATGTTGTTGACTCTGACTTGCCTCAATTCAACTGGAAGGCTGACTTATGAAATTCAATGATCGTAACTATGCCTTGTTGGGCATTCCAGATTTACCAATCAATGCTTTTAAGCATATTGGGGATAGAAAGATTAAGCCTCAAGGTGGTATTTCATCTATTGTTGATTCTGTTACTGGCGCTGTTGATGATGCTGTTGGTAGCGTATCTGATGCTTTAGCTGGCGTTGATGATGCTGTAAACGAATCAGTCGGTTGGGGTACTGTTGCGGCTCTTGCTGGCGGTGCGGCTCTTGCGTCAGGTGCTTTTGGTGGAACTGCGGCAACTACTACTAGTGGAGGATTATTAGGTTCTGGTAGCCCCATGGCTGGTGTTGGTACTGGTGCGGCAGGAGTTAATGCTACCGCCGCCGCCACATCATCTATAGGTTCTGCTCTTGCAACTCAAATTGCAACGCAAGGTGTAACACCAAGTTTGTTGACATCAGCGGCTAGTTTTTTAGGTGTAAAACCAGAGACATTAGCTTCATTTGCACCATCTGCTATTCAAGGATTATTGAGTGCTGGTGGTTCTTATCTTCAAAGTGAAGCGGCGGCAGATGCGGCAACAACTCAAGCACAAGCACAAGTTCGTGCGGCACAGATTGCGGCTGAAGCGGCAAGGTTTAGACCTGTTGGCGTAACTACTCGCTTTGGTGCATCTAACTTCCAAACTGATGCGGCGGGTAATGTTATTGGTGCTGGATATACACCAAGCCCTGAGATTCTTGGTTACCAAAACCGATTGTCTACATTGGCTGGTCGAGGTTTAACTGGTGCAGAGGGCGCTCAAGCGGCTTATGCGCCTTTAACTGGTGCGGCACAGAATCTGTTCAGCCTTGGTCAAGGTTACCTTAACAAGAGTCCTGAAGAAGTTGCGGCTGACTACATTACTAAACAACAGGCATTGCTTGCACCTAGTCAAGAGAATCAACTTGCCATGTTGCAGAACAAGTTACAACAACAAGGTCGAGGTGGTTTATCTGTTGCTCAAGGTGGTGCTATGGGTGCTACAACACCTGAAATGCAAGCCTACTACAACTCTATTGCACAAAGTAATTTGGTTCTTGCGGCACAGGCAGATCAAGAGGCTAGAAACCGCATAACTTATGGTGCTGGATTATTTGATACTGGTGCTAACTTGCAGGGTAGATATTACACTGGTCAAACAGCGGCTCTTGCGCCATTTACCAATGTTATGGATGTAACGACAGGGCTTGAGAATCTTGCTCAACAACCTATGACACTTGGTACTCAAATTGGTGCTAAGACTACTGCTGGTGCGGCACAAGCTGGAATGTTGACGGGTCAGGGCATTACAAGTGCGGCTCAGACAATGGCTCCAGCTAATGCCTATTCTTTAGGTGGTAATGTGTTGGCTGGTGTTGCGGGAAGTCCTAATGTTACTGGTGCATTGAACAGAGCATTTGGTGTAACACCACAACCAACGCAACAGCAATACACATTTAATCCTATAACAGGACAGTATCAACCAGCATCAGTGTTTACTTAAGGAGAAAAGACAATGGCAACATCAGAAATCTTAGGATTGTTTACTACTCCTGAACAGTACCAACAAAACCAGTTAGCACAGTTTCAGAATCGTGCGGCTAGAGAAGTACAGTTAGACCCGTTTCAACAAGCGGCTCTAGGTGCTAGGACTGCTGGTTACCAGTTGGGTCAAGGGGTTGGTAGTGCTTTGGGTGGTCAAGACCCACAGTTGCAGTTGATTGCTCGTAGTCAGCAACTTGCTCGTTCTGCAAATCTTGCTGACCCTGCTTCATTAGAAGCTGTTGCTCAACAATTAGCCAATATTGGGAATATGCCATTGGCTATTACTTATGCTGATAGGGCTAAAGCATTGCGTGAAGAAAAACTTAAAGGTAAAGAATCAGAGTCAAAGATTAATTTACAAACAGCGCAAGCAGAGAAAGCTAAAAAATTTGAACAACAAGCCCAAGTATCTACACAAAATAGAACCATTATTTCTGGTATTGAAGAAAAGTTAGCTTCAGACCCTGCTTACGTTCCAACAAATAAAGAAATCGCACAAGCCAGATTTATTCTTGGTAACGAAATGAAAACACGAACTCTTACAGACCCAGTTACTGGTGCGTTGTTAGGGACTATTGAAGGCTTGGATATTAATTTCTCTGCGCCTAACCTTGCAAGACTTTTAGCAAAACAACCTGCTAAACCAGTTGATGGTGCGGCAACATCAACAGATGCAGTTGTTACAACACCTGTTGTAGCTGAAGCAATACCTCCTGTAGTTGGAGCAACTACCACTACAGCATCAGGATTAAAGATAACCCAAACACCAGCTTCTATTCAGAGAGAAAAGGAACAAAAAGAAAAGGACGTAGCAAAAATAGAAGAAAAACAACGTGCTGTTGAATCTTTTGACGATCAAATCGCCGCAGTTCAAAGTTTGCGTGACACAATAAAAACAACAAAGGGACTTATTAGCCCAACAACAACTGGATATGGTTCTTATTTGTCTGCGCTTCCTCTAACTTCAGCCAGAACATTAGAGGGTAATACACAAACAATTAAAAACAATGTGGCATTGGCAAAACTTCGTGAATTGAAGCAACAATCTTCTACGGGTGCTTCGGGTCTTGGCGCATTAAACATGAAAGAGTTTGATGCCATTCAAGGCATTATTGCAAGTCTTGACCCTAAATCTGCCAATTATGCAAGTGATTTGAACAAGGTAGACGCATTCTTTGCTAGAGCAGAAGATTTGATGACAAAACAATCTGGCAGAGCCAAAAAAGACCTTGGCGTAGGCGCTGGTGCTGGTGATGAAGCAAAAATCAAAATGTTCATTGACTACAATGGCGGGAAGCCAACAAGACAACAAGCAATTAACGCTCTTAAAGCGGCTGGTGTAATCAAGTAAAGGTCAAGTCATGGCAACTCAGCGTCCAAAAACAAATGTAGAAGCACAGCAACTCATTAATCAACAAATGGATGCTGTACGTCCTTTGTTGCGTCGAGCTATTGCTTCTGGTGATAAAGCGGCTATTGAAAAGTACAGCGATGAAATGACTCGTCTTGATAGGATGATGCGATCCACTGCTGAAATTAATGTTGGTGGTGTCAACATCCCTATCGGTCAAATTGGTTCTGGTTTGCAATCTGGTATTTCTGGTTTATTTACTGCGATTCCAGACATTGCCACTGCTGGCGTAAATTTATTTCGTTCAAAAGAAAGTCAAATAACTCCTCTTGGTGACTTAGCTACTCAACAATTAGGAATCCAAAACCAACCCGCATCAGACAAATCTGCTTATGCTTTTAGGGTGGCTCAAGGAGCAGGAAGTGCCGCAATACCTAGTCAAGGAGCTAGAGGACTATTGCTTGGTACTGGTCTTAGTGCTGGTGACGTAGCTGTTTCTGAAGCAACTGGATTGCCAGAAGGCTTAGTTTCTGGGGTCTATGCCGTAGGAAATCTTACTCGTGCTGGATTTAAGGGAGTAAAGGGATTTAGGGAAAGCCGTAAATTTGAACAGTTCTTAAAAGACAATGTTCCTGTTGAAGGACAAAATGTTTTTAGACAATTCATGTTGCGTGGACAAGGCTCAGATAGTCCAATTGTTTCTGCCGCTATTCAAAAGTTACGCACTAATCCTGAATATGCAGAGTTATTTGCAAAGTTTGACAAAGCCGCATCTGACTTAGCAACAAAAGGAATGACTCCTACAACTCGTGTTAGTAGTAAACAAGAAGCTACTGAGGCTGTTGCAACTCGTGTTCAAAGAGAGATTGATGGATTGCGTCAACAGAGATCTGAGTCTGGAAATCGTGTTTTTGAGCAAGCAAAAGCTTATGGCGGTGATAGAGGAATTGTTGACCCAAACAAAACCATTTCTGAAATAGATGGATTAATTTCAGACTACTCTAAAAAAATAACTCCAAACTCAGAGAGAGCAGTAGCTTTTTTAATTGATTTAAAGTCAAGAATGCTGAATGAAGCTGGTTCACCAAGAAAACTTACTGTAGATGAAACACAGTCTATTTTGAGCGAGTTTGGTCGTAAAGCCACACAAGGCGATTCTCTTGTAAAAGATTTGGCAATTAGTGATGAGATTCGTATCTCTGCAAAAATCTTTGGCGGCTTAAAGGATGATTTGCAACTTGCTAGACGCATTGCAAAAACTCCTGATGATAAAGCCGCAACAGGTTTATTAATACAAGCTCGTGAGCAAGTAAGAAAAGCATCCGATTCTTACAATGAATCAATTGCACAAGGAATTCCATCTTTTTTAAAAGACAAATCTTTGTCTGAAATTTCATATGAAGATTTGTATTCAAATTACAAAGGATTGAACGAGTACCAACGAGCAAAAGTTCGTTCTTATGTTGGCACTACAGATCAAGAAGCATTGAATTTTTTGGACAAGAATATATTTCAAGATTTTGTTAAATCAGCGCAAGGTAAAAACGATTCTGGAATTTTTACAACAGACTTAGAAAAACTTGCTACAAACTGGAAAACTCTTGGCGACAATGAGAAGGCTTCTTTGGTTACTGCTCTTGGGGTAAATGCAAAAGAGTTTGACCAAAGAATGAATGATGCCTTAGTCTTTACAAGACGCATGAAAGTTTCTCAACCTAGCCAAGCAGATCAGGCATTGGTTGATAGTCAGTTGCAACGTGGTATATCTGCTGGTGCTGGCGCTGGTTTAGGGTATCAATTCTCTAAAGGAGTTGATGTTACTTTGACCGCAATGAATGAATTATTGCGTAAACAAGGATTTACTGATGAACAGTTGATGCGTGTTCTTCTTACCCCTGAAGGCGCTA